AAAGTTAGATTATTAATTGATCCAACTTCTTCTTACGCAAAAGCTGCGGCTGCTGCTATGGGAAGAGCTATGGACGATGTAATCATTGCTGCATTAGGTGGTACTTCGTACACTGGTGAAACAGGATCTACTTCTGTTACATTACCAGCTGGACAAAAGCCATATTCTGCATCAAACCAAACTACAGGTTTGACTGTTGATAAACTTTTAGAAGCTAAAAAGATATTGGACTTAGCAGACGTTGATCCTAGTTTACCTAGATTCTTCGTGTGTGGACCAACTCAAATTAGCAATCTATTAAATGAAACTGAAGTAACTTCTAGCGACTTTAACACTGTTAAAGCTCTAGCTCAGGGACAATTAGATTCTTTCTTAGGATTTAAATTCATCGTTTCTAATAGATTAAAATTTGACGCAACAAATACAGACGACAGACTTGCATACGCATTCACATCTGACGCTATTAAATTAGCAGTTGGTCAAGATGTTATAGCTAGAATTGACGAGAGAGCTGACAAATCATACAGCACTCAAGTTTACTACGCTATGAGCATTGGTGCTACTCGTATGGAAGAAGAAAAAGTTGTCGAAATTGCGTGCGACGAATAATACTAACAATAGGAGAATAAAAATATGGCAAGCGTAAAATCAGTAAATATAACAAACCTTGACAGTGTTCCTGTTGTTCTTTCTTCTAGCGAAGAAGTAGGCGGAAAACTTAGAGTGTTTTACGACACTTACGAAGCAAGTTCTTTAGCATCTGGATCAGACATCACAGTTGCTAGAATCCCTGCTAATGCGACAATTCATGACGTGATCATTAAAGCTGATGCTTTAGGATCTGGCGTTACTTTGTCTGTTGGCGATTCTGGCAGTGCGACTAGATACATTGGTGTAACTGGTACTTGGAACGTAGCTGGACAAACTCAATCTATGTTAGCTGGTGCGTCAACAGGTGCTCCTGTTGCAGCCGTAACTGGATTAGGTTACAGAACTACAGCAAGCACAGACATACTTATTACAACTGGCGGAGCTTCTGCTAGCGGTACTATCTATGCTTGGGTTTACTACACAGTAGAATAATACTACTTTAAATAGTGGGGACTAAAAATCCCCACTGTTTATTATGAAGAAAATCAACGAACCAAAAATCATTTTACATTTCCAAAATAAAGATTATATCTATCGCTATGTTCTAGTTGATAGATTTAAATATACATCAACTGCACATCATGGTTTTGACAAAGATCTGGAGCTAACAGAAGCTGAAATATTTGCTTTAGTTAAACCTAGAAAATTAAGAAGAAAGTATATTATTAAAAATGACACTAAGTGATTTTGATCCAAGATTATTAGATAGCTATGCAAAACCTAAACACTTATTACATTTTGAATGGCAAAAATCTAGTGATGTATATAGATACGCATTAGTTGAGATTATTAAACAAAATAAGATTAATTCAAGAAGTAAACAAAAACAAGATGAACAAGGATTATCTCAAGAAGAGATTTGGCAAAAATACAATATTGTAGTAAAGAAAGATTAATATGGCATCAGTAGTAGAAATTTGTAATAACGCACTAAATCAATTAGGAGCATCCACAATACTATCACTTACAGAAGATAGTAAAAATGCAAGATTATGCAATGCAAGATATGAAAGCATTCGTAATGCAGTATTTAGATCTCATGCCTGGAATTGTTTAATGGCAAGACAAGAGCTTGCAGCAGATACAGCAACTCCTGCTTGGGGCTGGGCTAAACAATTTACATTACCATCTGACTGTCTAAGAGTTATTACAATATCTGATTATGACTATGATTATAAAATTGAAGGTAGAAAAATAATGGCAAACGTATCTCCAATAAAACTTCAATATGTAAAATTGTTTTTATTTCGTTTGTTTTTTTCATGAGGAATAGTGGGGATTTTAATCCCCACTATAAATTTGTCTTTTAAATTAAGCTACTACGTAAAAAATAGCGATTTTAAAAGTACCAGTTGATGTACCAGTAGTAGTGATAATGATATCAGTTGTTGCTGAATATTCATAACCAAAACCATCAATAGCATTCAATCTAGTAATAGTTGCCGCAGAGTCAGTTGCAGTTGATGTGATAAATCTATCGTCATCAGTTGCATCTCCAACTTTAGCAGTTGTACTTGTACCCATGTCATCAGCATGAAGAACTACATCATACACGATTGCACCAGCAGGCAAAGTAGCTACAGAAATAGATCCTGCTGCTAAAGAACTTGCTACGTACGTATCGTACTGAACTCTTAGTTTTCCACCCCATTTAGATACGTCTACCATATCTTTTGGTGTGTTCTGACTTAATTGGTAATTTACTCCATTAGCCATAGTTTTCTCCTATTGTTAGTTATTATTCGTCGCAAGCAATTTCTACAACTTTTTCTTCTTCCATTCTAGTTGCGCCAATGCTCATGCAGTAATAAACTTGAGTGCTGTAAGATTTATCAGCTCTCTCATCTATTCTTGCCATAACATCTTTACCGATAGCTAATTTAATAGCGTCAGCTGTAAAGGCATAACATAGTCTGTCGTCAGTGTTAGTTGCATCAAATGCTAATCTATTGCTAACAATAAATTTAAAACCTAAGAAAGAGTCTACTTGACCCTGAGCTAGAGCTTTAACTGTATTGAAATCAGCAGATGTGATTTGCGTTGTTCCTAATAAATCAGAGATTTGTTTTGGTCCACACACAAGGTATCTTTGTATAGATGGATCAACATCATTTAAATCTAAGATTTTTTTAGCTTCCAACAATTTAGTTATAGTTAAACCATCAGTTTGGTTTGAAGCACTATATGGCTTTTGACCAGCTGGCAGAGATACTGAAGTAGCTCCAGTTTCGCCTGTATAAGCTGTTCCGCCTAAAGCTGTAATGATAACATCATCCATCGCTCTTCCCATAGCAGCAGCCGCAGCTTTTGCATAAGAAGAAGTTGGATCAATTAGCATTCTAACTTTATCTTGATTGTCTATTAGATCAGCCCACTCATAGTCTCCAAGACTAACTCGTCTACGACTGTGAGGTGTATCGATCTGAGGTGTATCTGCGTGTCTAGAAGTTCTTAATTGAGCAGTAGTTTTTCCTACTTGATCAAAAAAAGCATTCTTCCCTACGATTGTTTCAACATCCGCAGCGCTTCTTAAATACGATCCCATTTGTTGAGATAGCATTTGTACGTTTGAACTGTACTGCTGTACAAAAGCAGTTGTTATTTGATTTGACATATTGTCATCTCCATTGGTTAAGTTTAATTAAAATAAACGAATGGATTTTCCACAACGTGGATCTATTCTAGAATTTTACATCTTCGTAGATGTTTGTCTTTTCCAAATGCCAATAGGGTCTAAAAGATTATCCTAATGATTTGCTCTATACATCAGATAACTGCTGACGTAAAGCAAAAACTTCTTGTACAGCTTTATCATGGTTTGGATGTGTTTTATTCCAATATGCAGATCCTGGCGCTTGTAATTTAGCTATTTCATTCTCTATTTCATTTGGAGTTAAATAGTTTGGACCAGCTTGTCCAACAAAACTATCTTCACCTACCATATCAGCTAATTGAGCAAATGCTTTAACAACTTGAGGATGATCACCTAATTTAGTGCCATTTTCTAAGTTCATATTTAAAACATCTTCACCTACATATTTGCTGGCAAGTTGAGATGCTTTAGTTATTTTTTGTTCAAAATCTCTACCATATTCTTTACGAAGTTGTTGTTCGCTTTCAATACGTGCTGTTTCAGCAGCTGCATCTAAACTTTGTAAGTTTTCTTGCATAATGTCATTATAAAATTTAACAACACCTTCTGCTTGTTGTGGCAATAAACCAAGTTTATGAGCTTGTTGTGAAAAAGTTTTTAGCGCATTTTCATCAATGGTTGTATCTTCGCCAATATTATATTTATATTCTTCTGCTGATTTGGGTCTACCTAGTTTATCAAAAACTACATTCCAATCTTCCTCAGTTGCATGTTTATTAGGTAGTGGTATTTTTTCTACACCAACTAATTTTTGTGCATGAATATAACTTTTAGCTAAACTATTAATATCTTTAATAGGTGCTAAAGATTTATCTGCTCTGATATCTTCTGCTAAACTAGCTCTCCAATCTGCAGCAGCTTGTTCAACTACACTTGTAACATTATTATTTACTGGAGAAGTCGCTGGACTTCCAGATGGTTGAACTGCTTGTTCCACCACTCCCTGTTGATCACTCATTATTTCCTCCATTTTTTTTGTTGATCATTGATTTAATAAATAGATAGACAGATCTTTGTCCCTCTAAATATGCGCTCTCATAACTATCTCCTTTAACAAAAGTAGTTACGTTAGCATTACATCTTCGCTTTAGATCTTCAAGAACTTTTTCTCCAT